ACTATTCCCGACCGATGAGTTTAAGGCAAGGCACAATAAGCACATCCCCGCGTGGATGTTGTTTACTTACTGGGCGTGCATGACCTTATGGGTGTGCGCCATTGCATTAATCACATGGAGGTGTTATGGCTAAAGATTTTCAAGTCAAGTTAACGGTTGATACCAACGGGGCGGTCCAAAACATGGATCAGTTCACCGCTGAAGTTGAGGCGGTCAATAATGCAACTGTCAACCTTAAAAAGGAATTGCGGGCCATTCAGATGGAGTTATCCAACATGGACCCCAACGACGCGAAGTTTGATGAGTTGTCAGCCAAAGCGGGTGAATTAAAGGATCGGATCAACGACGCAGCGGAGGCCATTAGCGCGAATGCAGGTAATGCGTTTGAAAGTTTGGGCAACAACGCTCAAAACCTTGCGAGCCGTTTGATTAATCTCGATTTCGAGGGCGTTGGTCAGTCAGCCCGTGGTATGGCTGCAAGCGTTAAGAACATCGACCTCAAAGCGATGACGCAAGAACTCGGTGGGGCCATCAAAGGGTTTGCGCAGCTTGGAAAAGCCCTGCTCATGAACCCGATCTTTGCCATCGGTGCGGCCATTGCTTTGGTTATTGCCAACTTTGAAGAACTCAAAGGGCTTGTGGATGGGGTGTCAAGTTCGCAGCGTGAATCCCTTGCGCTTGCAGAGGATAACGCAGCGGCGGCACAACGACAACTCGACCTTATTGGTCAATCGGAAAACATCCTACGTCTGCAAGGCAAGAGCGAAAAAGAGATATTGCAGTTGAAAATGGCCCAAACACAAGCGGCCATCGATGAACAAAAGATCGTGATTGCAGGTCTTGAATCCATACAGCAGTCACAAATCCAAGCAGCCGAACGGAACAAAGGATTTTTGATGGGTATTCTGCAATTCATCACAGCACCGCTTCGGATGTTGGCACTCACGATCGATGGCATCGGTCAGAGCCTTGTCAATTTAGGCGTACTTGAAAAGGGTTTCGGCCTCACGCAAATGATGGATGAGGGTGTGAACTGGCTTGCAAACCAAGTGTTCGATCCCGAAGCAGTCAAGAAAGAAGGTGACGCCACCATTCAAGCGGCTAAGGATAAGCTGTTGGCATTGGAGAACCAACTCGCAGGCCATCAGTTGTCGGTGAATAAAATCAATTCAGACGCAGCCAAGGCGCAAGCGGAAGCCGACAAGATCGCAGCGGAGCAAAAGAGGGTTCGAGATCAACAGGCGGCCAATCAACAACTGACCGACATTAAGGCGCGAAACGATGCAGAAATTCAACTTGCAACAGCACGGGGTGATGGGCTTATTCGCGTTGAACAAAACACGCAATCGCAACTCAGTAAAGTGGTTGCAGAGGCAGAGGCACAACGTCAGGCCGAGCGTGCGCGGAATATCGAGTTTGCCAAACAAAATGCGGCCAATGGATTGAACGCACTCGCCGCTTTGAACGAAGCATTCAGCGGGCAATCAAAGAAGCAACAGGAGGCAGCGTTTAAGCGACAAAAGGCATTGAACATCGCACAGGCGTTGATTAATACCTATCAGTCAGCGACAGCGGCCTATGCGTCTCAGATCATTCCCGGCGATCCATCCTCACCCATTCGCGCAGCCATCGCCGCAGGTATTGCCGTGGCAAGTGGTTTGGCGCAGGTAAAAAAGATCAGTTCAACAAGATTTGAGGGCGGTGGTTCGTCAGGCGGTGGAGGTGCTTCGGGCGCAGGATCAATAGGTGGCGGCGCCAACACTCAGTCGGGTGTGCCTACGTTCAACCCTATTGACACGAATTTCTTGGGCAACAGGCCGCCACAAACCGCGCAGGCGTATGTACTCGCGGGTCACGTGAGCAATGCCCAAGATGCGAATGAAAAAGTAAAGAATCTTGCACGACTTGGATAACTATATTTGAACCATGATAATAGATACACAATTCGAAATTGGACAGGTTGTTTTTGTGACCACCGACGTTGATCAATTCCCGCGTGTTGTAACGGGGTACAACATTAGACCGAATGGTTTAATATCGTACATTGTGACGTTAAATTCAGTTGAAAATTGTTTCTATGATTTTGAGTTATCAGACACAATGAACGTATTAGCAAAAAGATAATGGAAAAGAAAAAGAAAATAATCTTCGACCTCAACGAACTAGAGGACATCGGAGTGTACGCAATTTCGATCGTAAAGAACCCCGCAATTGAAGCGGGCTTTGTCGCATTGTCAGCGCACGATGTGAAATTGAAAATTGACGAAGAACGCCGAATGATCTACGGCCCCGTGCTTATTCCAAACAAAGAGATTTTGCGCGTTGATCCGAAAACGCAAGAGGAGTACTTTATCGAGTTTCCCGAACCGACTATTCGCAAGGCACAGGAGCAGTTCTTCAAACAAATGCGCCAACAACAACACACTTATGAACATCAGTTCAGCATCGATGGGTTGACCGTTGTCGAATCTTGGATCAAAGAAGGACCGAGCGACAAATCGGTGCAACTTGGAATGGACTACCCCGAAGGCACATGGTTCGTAGGATCGAAGGTTGACAATGCCGACGCATGGGAGCGCGTGAAAAAGGGCGAAGTAACAGGGTTCAGCATCGAGGGAAAGTTCTCAGAAAAAGATGCGGAGTTGTCACGGGAGAGCCGTATCATTGCAGAAATCGAGCAAATCATAAACCACAATAAATAATGGCAACAATTGACACCCTTGTCCGATTAGGACTGCCGCTATCGTTCGATCAACACGATGGCATTTTCGTAGAATCAAAACGCATTGATCCAGTGCTGACCGAGTTCTACGAATATCGAACCAACCCCACGACACGACGCCGTGAGAAAACACTCGTAGAACGCACGCTCATGCCACAAGTGACCATCCCCACGCGGCCAATCAAAATGATGGCTTTGAACTTTTTGTCGGAGCAAATTTCGGCGTGGAATTACCGCGTTGTTTCCGACAACCACCTCAGAAAAGAAGGCAGCGTAAAAGTGATCGAAGTCGGTCCGCTTGCCGGCCAAGAAGTACGATTTGATGGCGGCGATATCATCATCGAAAACGGAGTGATGCGCCGCGAATACGACAGCCCGTACACCAATGTGGATCGCACAGGGCAGCCCGCGCAGGTCGTTACGCTTCGTGTTCGTGAACGCCACCGCTTTGTGATGCGTCAAGTCAGCGGCACCAACGTAACCGAGACATTCAAGGATTCGTTCGTAAACACGTCCAAGGTCTTTACCAAGGATCAAATCGAAGCAATGGGATTCTCAGGGCAACTACTTGCTGACTACACCTCGCATGAATTTACGTTGACCCGACCAAACGAAGCCACGCACCTATTGAACGTGTCGACCGATTTGGAGCCAATGGGAGAGGGTATGTATTGGCCAAATGCGTACTTCAACGGACGCGATGAATCCACTTTCAACTTCCATTCGCTTATTCCGCATTACGCTACGTCAACGCCTGACTTCGTTTACCGAATCCGAGCCTACGACACCTCGACAAACGCGGACTATCCCGCACCGAACTATTCAGGTATGGGTAACTACGGCAAGTGCCTCGACATCGCGTTCGAAAATGAGGATGTGAAACCCGTTCGCGTGCTATTTGGTGACGTTCAACGAACCGAAATCCACAACGGGGTAGATGAACTTGTTATCACGTTCAAGTCGGGTACCTCACGCGCAGCCATTGGTATGGCTATTGAGTACAAACCGCTCGATGGAAAGAAAGTTGAAAACGAAATGTACATCAACTGCTTGACAGGAGAGCGCACATTACGTATCTTTGACATCGGTTAGTAAGGTTTAGTTTACGCATAGTGAAAGAAAAGAAGGTCGGCCAAACGAGGTTGACCTTTTTTGTTTATATTTGCACCCGAAGTGAAATGATTTTAGTTTTTGCATTCAGAACGAAAGGAGCCTCCGAAACGTCGGGGGCTTTTTTTTGTCAAACATACCAATACTTTCCAGTTGACTTATTGACCTCAAAGAACATTCGCATCATTACTGCATCAGCGTAGTCGGGAGATCGATTTAACTTCGATTTGATTTCATCCTTCGAACTCACGGCGCGTTTCTTGTCCTCTTTGGTACGATCACGCACAAGGTCAAGTTCCTTTATTAGTTCGTCACGCTTTGAGTTGTCGTGGATGAATACTTTGTTATCTCGGACCATCGAAGCCAGTTTGAAATAGCACTCCGATTTGAGGTTCGAATAATGCACCGAATCCTTTGCGCTCGATCCGTTGTTGAACTCCTTGCACCTGAGTAATCCCGCCACACCAATACCAAGCCCATCAGCATCCACGATCACGTTGTTTAAGCGCACCCCGTTCTCCGTTGCAAGCACTCGGATGATATCAGCTACCTCGTGCGGGTACTTGTGGTTGTATTCAAAAAAACGAATGAGGTGAAGTCCTTTCCAAAGACAAATCACCGTCCTATCGTTGCCCATTGCAGCGGGATCGCACGTTATGTAACCATCACCACTTGCCTCAACGTCCTTGGTAAACATCTGAAGCATTGACTGGGTGTCGAATAGCAGGTCGGGTGAATCGTCGTAGTCCCAGTCACCGAGTGCCAATCTTTTGTAGTCACGTTCGCTCAGTGATTTGAGGGTTTCTTCGTACACATCGCGATTCTTCATCAGTGTGTTGTCACTAAGTAGCGCGGGAATGAAGATGCGTTCGGGCCTTAATTTACCCGTTCGGTAAGGATCGTAGTATTCGTTATACAAATACCCCTTCGATGGGTTGCACGTCATGAGTATTTTCGGCTTTGGCTGCTCACGATCACCGATTAAGTTCAAGCGAATACGTGATCCAAGTAGTTCGAGACCACGGCCAGGCACTTGCTGCGCCTCATCCACAAACGCATCGGCACATTCATAACCTCCGAGGTACGAATATTCGGGGTCGGATGGTAAGTACTGAATTTCCTTGAACACGATCTGACTGCCATTGGAAAAAGTGAACACGAAGTCTTGCGCGTTGAACGAATAATCAACTCCATCCTTCAACTTCATTAGTCCGACTATTTGCCAAAAGGTGTTGAGTGTGGTTTGTCGGATCGCTTTCAGTTCACTTCGAATGATCAACCCGCGTGTATTCGGATATAGAAGCCTGCGAGCGATTTGCCAATAGCACCCAAGGAATGTTTTTCCGCCACTTGCCGCGCCTCCGTATAGCACATGCGTATAATCGGTTGACCAATGCAAAGCCTTCAATGCTTGTTGCTGCTTGTCGCTCAGTTCTATTTTGATCTTCTCCAAACTTTTATCAATGTTTTTTTATACGGCATCACAAATATACGACCGACAAGTTTTAAGAAAAAAGAACACATGAGTATCAAAGCAAAAATTCAAGAAGTTCTCGACAAATGGAAAGTACAACTCAGCGTCGAAGAACCCAAAAAAGTGGAACTTGCAGCCACAGCAAAGGCAGCAGACGGCTCTGAGATCGGTACACCCACAGCGTTCGAAGTTGGCGCGGAAGTGTACGTAATGATCGAAGATGCACCACAGGCAGTTCCCGACGGAGAAATCGCAATGGAAGATGGCAGCATCGTTGTCGTGAAAGATGGCAAGATCGAATCCATCACACCGAAGGCCGAAGAAATGTCGAGCGACGTTCTCGCAGCGTTTGAAAAGTTGGCCGAGCGCGTGAGCGTTTTGGAAGGAGCCAACGCAGCGCAAGCCACCGAGCTTTCAACTGCCAATGCAAAGATCACCGAGTTGACCACCAAACTTTCAGCAGCCGAAAAGAAAGCGGTAGATGCTGAAAAGAAAGTGGTGGAACTTGGAAAGCAAGCGGCCACTGCATCGGTAAAGGATAAGACCGCTGTGGAACTGAAAAAGGAAAAAGAAAAGCAACCAAAAGATTTCTCACGCATGACCTACGTGGAGCGTGTGTTGAACCAAAATTAACAACAAAAAAGTAAGAAAAAAAAATGGCAACTACTACCAATTTAACAACCACATACGCTGGCGAAGAAGCCGGTGAATGGAACCTCAAGGCATTCCTTGCAGGAGAAACTTTGCAGCACATCACCGTAAAGGAGAACGTGCCCGGCAAATTGAAAGTTCGTCGCATCACCGACAACGCAACCACTTTCGCAGACCAAACATGTTCATTCACTCCGACAGGCACCGTTGATTTGGATGAGCGCACGTTGACCCTTGTTGACCTTGCCATGCAACGCGAGTTGTGTAAGGTGACGTTCTACCAAGATTGGGAAGCGTTGGCTGCTCAAAACGGCAACATTGGTTCAGTATCTGAGGCACTTGTCGCTACAATGGCGGGCAACATCGGAGCAATCAATGAGACCATGATTTGGCAAGGTGCTGCGGGCGCAGGTGCATACGATGGTTTTGAAACATTGTTTGCTGCTGACGCAACCGTGCTTGACGTTGCTTCGCCCGCTGCGATCACCGCATCCAATGTTGTGGCTGAAATCGCAAAGACTGTTGGAACACTTCCTGTTCGCGTGCGTCGTGCTTCTGAAAAGCCAAAGTTGTACGTTGCATCCAACGTGGCCGAAGCCTACCGCAATGCGCAGGCAACACTTGGAAACGGAACATTCTTCCAAGCGGGTGGCCCTGTGTCAATGACTTGGATCGGTCAGTACGATATCATTGAGTGCCCTGGCATGAGCGACAGCACAATGGTGTTTGCACAAGCCTCAAACTTGTGGTTCGGTACCAACAAAACAAGCGACATGAATAACATTCAGTTGCTCGACATGCAGAACGTGACAGGCGACAAAGTGGTTCGTTACTCTGCTGACTTCTTCGGAGCAGTTCAGTACGGACGTGGTAACGAAATCGCGTTCTACACGGTCTAACCCAACTTTGACAATAACCGAGAAAACGCCATCCGATTGTGGTGGCGTTTTTTCTAAAAACACGAAAATAAAATGGCATGTATTTTAACAGCAGGACGAGAGCTTCCTTGTAAAGAGTACTCAGGTGGCGTCAAAGAAGTATTGTTCATTGGTTCCAATCAGTTCTACGACTTCAAAGGAGCGTTGACAATCGATGGCACCAACGACAACATCACAGCAATCGCAGGATCAGCAGACACTTTCCAAGCGTTTCGCTACGATTTGAAGCCCGGTGCAGGCAACACCTTTATCGAGACCATCGAGGCGAACGAAGAAGGTGGTATCGCTTACTCGCAAGAGTTGAATATCTCTTTGAATGGGTTTTCCAACACTTGGAGAAAGGAATTGATTTTGCTTGCACGCAATCGCCGCCTTTTGATCGCGGTACGTGACAGCAATGAGAACTTGTGGCTCATGGGCTACGACAACGGAGCAGAGGTAACAGGTGGTTCACACGATCGCGGTGCGGTCCTCAGTGACTTCACAGGATCGAAGTTGACATTCACGGCAATGACAACAAAGCCAGCGTATGCTTTTGCGGCATTCACAACGAATCCTTTTGACAACTTCGCAGCAGTAGAGGTTAGCCCCGCTTACTAAAGCGATTTGGTTTATTTTGTTTGAAAAGAGGGTGGGTAATTGCCCACCTTTTTTCTTAAATTTGACGACATGGTATATCTGAATTTCGATCAAGCAGACCAAACGGCATACTTCACACTAGATGAGGGTAGGCAATACTTTTCCACCACCTTCACGCATTACTTGTGCGTGCTCTGCTTTGGTGATGGCACGGTCCAACAGGCTGAAATCGCACTGGCACAAGTACTCGATGTTGTGAATGAAAACCAACGCGCAACGGAGGTTACAATGACAACCGAAGGGCTTACCAATGCGGGAGAATATCAGTACTACATATACGGCCAAAATTCATCGACCAACATCAACCCCGACCATTCGTCGGTTGTTGGGCTTGTGGAGAAAGGCACTTTGATTATCCGAAATCCTGAAAGCAATTTTGCACCGATCGCAGGACAAAACGAATTTATCACACTAGATTAATGAGCGAACAAAACAAAATAGAGGGCCAAGGAAACAAAACGATGCAGGTCATGCTTGCTCAGTACCAACCCGTGGCAGCAGTTGAGAACTACGACCGCAAGGGATGGCTGTCTTACGGATCGGACAACCTTTACCCGCAGTACTTGAAAAGCCTTGCAAAAACTTCTCCCGTTCATGGTGCGCTAATCAAAGGTATTGCCGACATGATAGCGGGCAAATCGATAACCGCCACCAGTGTCATTGACCAAGGTAAGATGAAAGCGTTGAGGGTTGACAGGGTGTGGAGATCGATTTGCAACGACATCGAAATGTACGGAGGGTTCTATATTGAGCGTATCAAAACACTCGACCGCCAAGGCATTGCCCGCATTGAACACTTGCCTTTTGAAAATTGTCGCTTGTGGGTGGATGATGAGTTCAATATCTGCGGGGTTTACTACTCACGCGATTGGAGCCAAGCCAATAAAAAGATCAACAAACCAAGGCCCATTCCGATCGCAAAAAAGGACAGCGAAAACGCATCCGACGTTGTTGTTTCATTTGCTGACGAAACTACGAGCAGCCTATATCCTGAGCCATCGTATCAGTCTGCCATCAATTACATCGAACTTGATCGCAAGATTTCGCAGTTCCACGTCAGCAATGTGATGAACGGCTTTTTCCCCTCGACCATTATATCGCTATTCAACGGAGAACCTGACCCCGTTGATAAGCAACAAATGCAATCGTACTTTAATAAGCAAACGGGTGCGGAGAATGCGGGTCAGATCATGCTTTTATTCAACGAAGCAGGGTCAACGCCTCCAACGATTGAATCATTCGGGCTTACCGATGCTGATAAAATGTACGAATCCCTTTCGCGTCAGGCAACGGAGAAAATAATGGTGGGGCATCTTGTCACAACACCGCTTATCTTTGGTATTCGTGGCGAGGGAACAGGGTTCTCATCCAACACGGACGAACTTAGACAAGGTTTCAAAATCTTCACCGAAAACGTGATCGAGGTGTATCGAAAGAAAGCACTCGATGTGTTGTCGGAAGCGACCGAAATCTACACTTTTCAAGTCACACCGAACAGCTACTTCATTGACGATCCAAAACCCGTTGAAAAGCCGGCAACGCAATTATCAAAACACGACATGACCGACGATGATGAGGACGCATGGCTCAACCACTTGTATGAGCGCGGCGAAACCATTGACGAGGATGAATGGGAACTCGACGATGAACTCAGCGGAGAGGCGGGAGACGTTGAAACCGAAGAACGCATCCAAAAGGAAATCGCAGCGAAGAACCAAGGCGCCGTTGAAATGTACAAAGCATACGCCAACCCCGACGCGAAAAGCGAAATGGATGGAGGTATCTACAAGGTGCGTTATGGTTATCCAACCAAATTCAGCGACAACTCACGAAGATTCTGCAAGGCAATGGCCGAGGCCGCGAGCGCGGGTGTTGTTTACAGGTATGAGGACATCATTCGCATGGGCAATGAGGGCGTGAATGGAGGTTTTGCACCTGCGGGTGAAAGCACTTATTCAATATTTTTGTACAAAGGCGGCGCCAACTGCCACCATTTTTGGTCACGCAAAGTTTACCGCAGAAAACGAGACGCGAAAGGGAAGATTTTGAAGAACGAAGGATTGAAAAACGACGAGCGAATCAGTCAATCCCAAGCGAATAAAGCAGGCTTTGATTTCAAGGATTCGCAGTACTGGAGAAAAGCATCGACACGACCTATTGACATGCCAAATAACGGCTATAAAAACCCACAAGAATAATGGCGGAAGTACTACTCATATCAGCGGACTACATTTACCAAAACACACCGACCAATGATTCGGTGGAATCGGCAAAAATATTCCCGTTCATTCGACTAGCGCAGGATAAATACATCGAGCCTGCACTTGGAACTGACCTGCTCAACAAATTAAAGAACGATGGCGCGGGCGTGTCGGGCAATTACTTGCTACTTCGAGACGAATACGTGCGGCCTGCCCTTTGTTGGTTTGCGTACCAAGAAATGCTCCCGTCACTCAACTACAAGATTGATAACGGATCGATCGCGCAGCATAACTCAGAGAACACCACCGCAGCGGGATTGAGCGAAATGAACGCGCTTGTCGAGCAGGCGAAGGGTAACGCTCGGTACTACGATGGCCGGCTCAAAGATTACTTGTGCCACAACTCAAATCTATTCCCCGAATACTCAACCAACAGCGGGTCGGATATTTCGCCAACACGCAAGGCCCTCAACATGTTTGAGTTCACGGGTAACAATCACGAAATGCGCCGCGATAACCTTCCAAATTATAGGAGGTTTTTGAAATGAGCAAGAAACCCAACTACAAGCTGAAAGATCGTATCTTAGCGCAGAAAATCAACCGTATCATAAAACTTTCAAAAGAAAATGAGAACAATTCAAGCCCAAAAAAATGATAATGCGTGCATCGTAGTGGACGCTTTCGGTAACGAATACTTCCGCCTTGGCAATCACGTGGCGAAAGAGCCTGTTATCCAGTTGCCATCACGCAATAAACCAAACGTGGACGTTGAGGCCGTGGAGTTCACCGAAGATGAGGATGTGAAAATCGACGAATCGGTTTACATCCAAGACGACAACAACATCATCTTTGATTTGATTGTCGGCCCGCGTCCGAAAAACATCAAGCGTAGAAAATGAGAGTTCGGACTGCACTGGCACTTGTATTGTTTAGTATGGCTACATCGGTCGTAGGCAGTCAAATGCTCGTGCTTATTCCCGACGACATAAAAGCCACCAACACTTGGATGCTGTGCGATGCGGTCTCCAAGATCATGTTCATTGGTGCATTTTGGTTAGAAGCCAAAGGAGCCATAAAACATATACTATTCGGCTGTTTGTTGATTGCGCTCAACAACCTGATCGATGAGTTGTTTTTTGACCCGCTATTGTACGGGTTGAACGAACTTATACTCCTGCTGATAATTACTATTTACGCCACCTTCAAAATTTATGAATGAATTTACAACTGAACTTTCGGCATTCATTACAAAAAGTAGCGCATTCATCGCGGCAATCGCGGTGGGTGTGGTAGCTAAAATATCAACCGAAATTCTTATGAAGCGAAAATTGAATATGCTCCAATGGTTAGGCATCGTTGGCATCAGTGTGTTTTTTGGCTATCTCACAGCCGTGTATTGCTCCAACAACCAAATGGACAACCAAGGCAAATGGCTGGTACCTCTTGCCACGTTGTTTGGCGAAAAAATTATGATCTACCTAACCACTCACTACAAGGCTATTCTACACAAGATCATTAACCCCACAAAGTAATGAGCGACAAAAAGAAAGGCAAATTTTGGCAGTTTCTTAAAGAAAAAGTGCAGCCAGTTATCGGTGACGCGGTTTCCATTGTCGGCGATGTGACGGGCATAGAAGCCATCGAAAAGGTTGGTGATCTACTTAACCGCCGCAGGGATGAAGATGCGAAAATTGCCGCACTTGCCGAAGAATTTGAGATGAAACGAATGGAGTTCGAAATGGAACTCCACCGAATGGACCTCGAAACCTTCAAAATCGAAGTTGAGGATAAGCAGTCGGCACGTTCACGGGAGGTCGAATACTTGAAAGCCACGGGCGGGAAGCGCGATTGGGTTCAAGGTGGTTTGGTTATCTTCAACATGACCACGCTTTTGCTCATGCTTGTGTTTTTAGCGTTTAAGACCGTGCCGGAACAAAACATGCGAATCTTCGACATGCTTCTAGGTGGGGTGGTAGTCAGCGGTGCCAACTCGATCTACCAATACTACTTCGGATCATCGCGTGGAAGCCGACAAAAA